GAGATTGCACGGCTAGTGCAACCTCCCTCGAGGAGTGATTAGGTCCTCGGAGATATTACACTACAGTCTCCCTCGGGGCTGGGTAGCCCCTAGATCGCACTAGTGCGACCTACTGTACCCGATCTTTATGCTGACGGAATCGGGACGTCCTTGACGTTCCAAATGCCGCTCATCAAGAGGTTGTGTACCTCTCTTAAGCAGACACTTGAGCAGAGCCCACTCGTCTCCAAGCTGCGAAGCTGGGATACGAGCTCTTACCGTAGCACCCCTAACCAAAGAGTGCTGCAGGGTAGGATGAATACGTTCTTCGGCATAGCCTAGAACGGATTCACGGCCCAACACCGGTGAATCTGGACCAACCATTGGGAAAGGTATCAACCTTTCTATTAGTTCGTCTAGATATCCAGCGGTTCCCCAGTAACCGGCCCAATAGGCTTGGTTACGAAGGGAAACGAGGGAAATAACACCGTGAACATCTGCACGTTGTGAAGGAATGTCTGAACGGACACGAAAAATACCAACTTCGTATCCGCCATAATATTCCTTCCCACAACTCTCTCTGAACTTACCAGTCCAGAAAGACTTGTTGACGTTCACTTTGAAGTTTAACTGCTCCAAAGCGTGTACAACGTGTGGTACAGTGTTAGTGGGGACAATGATGTCATCCCCATACACGCGCACCCGACCTCGAAAAGTCTTGATGTCTTTTCGAGTAAGGTGTCGTCCGAGCTGAGACTCTATCCCGAGGAAGATGGTGGTTAGAAACACCATTACTTCCATAGGAAAAGTCAAAGCTGATCCCATAGACGCGAACTTGGCCAAGGGTATTACCCCGTAACCAGGAACGTCAGCTCTGCGAGATCGACAAGCTAGCACCGCCTTTTTGAGGTGGGGATAGTTATCGAGCATCGCTATCACGAGCCGAAGGGAAACACGATCGGAAGCTTCACTCAGATCGAGCGTAGCGAGATCCCCGGAAAGGGAACCCTCTTGAGCCAAACGTTGGTTAGGCGTTTGGTCCTCGATACCGATCATACCTTGTGTAACTACGTTACGTTCAAGGTATTTCACGAACATCTCCATCATCCCCTGCTGCATATATTGCATGCAGGTAGGTTCGATGCCGATGATCCGTGGTGTTTTCATCGTCTTAGGCACTGATATGACCCTCACGGGTCGCTCAGCACCGGGATCCAGGTGTTGCACCTGACTCAGGGACTGATGGTACCGAAAGCTCGGAATGAGATTCTCCATCGCTGGAAAAATCTCTTCCAATCTGTCGGTCCATTCCTGCTGCACATACTTTGCGTTTCCGCGCAGTTTGTCAGCAGTGGCCCCTGGTCCATGCTTAGGGATGATATTACCTTCATAGACCTCGCGGTCCATGTCGGTAAATACATCCCGAAACAGCATGTTGCTAATGCGGGAAAAGTTCCTTAAGGTTTCGGAACTCATCTCACATGTAGCTAGGCGTAACATCTGTTCACACTTGACGAAATCAGTAAAAGCTTGTGTTTCCCTCGCATCAGTGCAAGGGAAACGCACCTTGCCAAACGACATTGTTATCTGTCGGATAGCTTGGATCGCCGTTACTGAAGGGTCGTCAAGCAGACGAGCACCATCGCGTGCAAACACGAGCTCCAGGAAATTCTGTAGGAATACAGGAAATCCTCTCCTCTGACCACAAAGGCTCAGAAGAGTAGGAGTCACCTGTCCTTGGTCAAGCGATCTTTCGAAAGCTTTTCCAATTTCAGGGAGGCTGAGAGTGAGAACACTCAGCCCTTCGTGCTCACAACGAGTCATGACGTTGTTAATATCATGACTGGCGCTTGTACAGCACTGGACCGCGGCGTCAGCCGCAATCCTCTGCCAAAGCAACAGCAGCTTTTTCATGTCTCCGCCTTTCATATAGGGTGGATTAACATGCTGAGGCACTGTTGATGAAACTCCTGCGACCAAGGAAAGGTCGAAGGGGCAACCCAATCATTGTTTGTGGTTATGGTTTCCGCAAAGATTCCGTAACCGCGCGCAATGGTCGAGTCGCCCCCTCTTCCTAACTTAGTTGAGTCTCGTCTTCCGACGGAGCTCGACTAAGGTCGTTGAGTCTGAATTGCGTGAGAAGTATTGCGAACACGCTGCCCCCGAGTCATACGTAGACAGGATCTCTCCTGTCACGTATAGAACCGAGGTGCAGAATGCGAGCAAAGCCCCAATCGAAAGAACCTGTCGGCTCTTTTTCTTGAGGTTTTCCTTTTTCACGTAATCAGACCTCACCTTGAACAATCCGCAGGCCGTAGTCCGGAGTCCCAGCGACGAGGAAGTCACTGAGAAGCTGGCTATGTGCCACGATTTCCGTGCCGGTGCAGCCCGTCTTAGGAACATCCCATACGACGTATGTCGACATGGTGTATTCCTGATTCAGGCTTGCATCCAGCGGGTCCGCCGCGATCTTTCGTCGATCGAAGCGGGCCGTTGTACGGAAGCGGTTCTTGTTCTGGTGGCTGATGAGCAAACGATCGTTGCCATTAGCGGTCTGGTAGATCGATGAAGATCCATCCATTCCGATTCTGGCAAAGTCGTAAGCTACAGCAGACACCGTCAAGGTGGGAATTGGATCAGGGAGTGCCATTGTTGCCTTACAGTTTAGTCAAACCGAGCAGATCTTGCTCGGAGGACTGATTGTGAGGACGCCACATGGAATGACGCCTTCTTCTCATTGCACTATAGCATTTGTCATGCCTAGTGCAGCGAGAATGGCCCATTGTCTGGTTGTGAATCCAGACGGGTCTAGGCCAAAACCAAATGGTGTAGCCTTACGCCGTCGCTTCAGTGAAGCTTTAAGGACCATTGACATGGTCGACGGAATAGGGACCGATGCTGCTAGGGTCTTCCCTACTTTAGCACCGGTTACCGTACGTGTAGTCCTGGAGTTCACATGCTCCATGATATAACCGTGCGGCATAACAAGGCCATCTCTGGCGAAGCTGGAAACGTTTTGTATCACGTCTCCAGCATTCGTTATCCAATCAGCGGCCCAGGAATATGGGAGTAGATTCCAGGCGGTATCGAGGGATATACCCCCGTAGAGTTGACGCATCTCTGCTTCTTCTCTCGCCATTCTGGAGCTAAAACTATACCCGCCGTTAGGCAGGTGGTAGGTAAAGGCACCAGAGAACCAACGATGCTTTTGCTCGGTGGTTCGGTCTACTCTCACCCCGCGATTTCCTCCAAGTGAAGGGTTGAACAAATCCTGTATCCCGACTTCAGTGCCGGGACCAGCGAGATGCGTCTTCCCTTCATCTGTAGGATTAGGGATTGTTTCCTCTCGGTAAACAATCTCAGCGGGAAAGTTGTACCTACGTCTGATTTTCTTGCCTGCCCGATCTACATACCC